AAATGAAGACGAAAAAGAGCAGTATAAAGGTGATAAAAATATTATTACTGCGAATCTTATTGCCGATGTAACTCCTGAGGAATTTCCTCATAATGGAAAACCTATCAGCAATCTTACAGAAAAAGATATTCTCGCTCCGGGCAGTACTCTTATGATATTAGATGGAACCGGTGATGTATATATGATGAAAGAGGAAAATTTCAATCCAGATGCTGTTATTGGAACTTATGAAATAACTGTTTATATGGATCCATTATCTACTCCAGGAGGTATGACAGCTGTAAGAGTTTCGTTAAAAGATGAGAAAGGAAATCTTATAGATAGCACTGGTATAGCTTACAGGGCTGAAGGTGGCTATGAGCATGCTTGTCCTTATACTTTCCATGATTTAGCATTTAGTTTCAGTGGAAGTGATATGGTCATAACTAATGGAGGAAATAATACTGTTTATATTGATGATACTGCTAAAAATAATGGTGAAGTTGTATTAACTCTTACTTATAATACAGTACATGCATGGCGAAATGCAGGTCTTTTACCTAAAAAGTTAGAGAATGATATAACTTCTAAGACAGGTGTAGCATCTACAGAATGGTGTAAATTATAAGGAGGTAGCATATGGGAGATAAATTAAGTCCTATTACTTTAGCCGCTGCAAAGAAAAGTTCTGGAGGCGGTGACACTAAACAAATTCTTGAAGAAATCGAACAAACTCCTGTTGAAGCTGGTGGAGAAACACTCAGTACAATTGATGATAAGTTAAATTATATAATAGAAAGAGATGAAATTTCGTATTTGGACAAACTTGTAGTATATGACAATGGAGATGAAAAAACAAATGTAACAGGTGGTTGGAGCGTGATAACCTCTACAAGTGGTAATGAAAACGATAGAGCAACAGCTACTAAAGGAGCAAATGCTTTACAGTTACTTGCTAGTGGAGGCTTTGCTTATGGTTCTGCTTGGTCACAAGCTAGAACGATAAATAAAATTGACATTACTCATTATAAATATCTTGTTGCAAAAATAACATCAGCAGGTTCAGTTTTGCGTAATACCGCAACTGACCCAGTAAGTATAACTTTTGCAAATATGTTTGGTTTAGTGGAAGAAAATAGACTTTCAAACCAAATGAAGTACGCAGATTTTACTAGATTTATGACACCTGCTAGAGGACAAATAGAAAACAACGGAATATATACTTTGTTGGACATAGAAGATATTACGGGAGAACTTCACATTGTATTTAATATATTTAATTATTATCAATGGCAACACCCAACAAATAAGAATCATATAGATTCCAAAATGGACATATCAGAAGTATATTTATTAAGGTAATTGGTATAATAAATATGTTGTAATAAACATTTCTCGTGTGTTATAATTTATTTAGAAATTGATGGCGGAATAGGTAGACGCTAATTAGTCAGAGTATTACAAGGCGGTATCGAAAAAAGATATTAGCTTTGGTTACTAAATCAAGAAATACTCATGTAGGGTGACAGAAATTCAAATCCTTACCTAATTTCTAAATTTTATCTTGTAAACATATTGCTAGTATGGTAAACAGTAACAAGTCAAATAAAAGAGGTATAAAAAAATGAAAGAAAAAATTGAGAAGAAGTTAAATGAGATTATAGACTATATAATTTCAAAAAATCCTGCAGACATTACTTACAATGAATACAGGATACTTGATAATTGTTTGAATCACATTAAGTATGATGAAGAACAAAAAGAGAAAAGTAAGAAAATGATTGAAGCCATGACAAGTGCTTTGACTTTCCCTTCAGTTCCTTCATCTCTTCCTGAGTCAAACGAGAACTAACTTAGTTTAGTAATGCGGGTCTGGTTGAAATCTTCCTATGTTTTTAGTATAAAAGGTTGGGGAATTAGTTATACCAAAGCCATGATGACATGTTTATACTAGGCCCGCATTATTAATATATTCTAAAAGAAAGGAGAGTTATATTTATGGCAGACGTAATTAATCCTTATGGTACACCGCAGTTCAATTCTTCAGTGTTGAATCCTATCTCACCGATTTCTACACTAAAAGAAACAGATTTGCTAACTACCAAAGGTATTGAAGGTGTCAATGCATTTGCAACAGCAAAGAATAGTCGTTATCCTATATTTGATTCGGATGATGATATTCTTTACATCAAATGTACAGACGCTAACAACAATCCAACAGTAAGGATGTTTGCTTTCAGTGAAATTAGTATGGAAGACTATACTAAAATCAAAGCAAAAAATTCACCTTACGCAACTAAGGATGATTTAAATGAATTGAAGGAGGGATTAAAGAATGTCGAGCAGCTTATTCGGAAGTTCCAGTCCGCAGGCGGCAAGTCCGATGCAAACCCAACCACAAGGAATAACGCCTCAGGACGCAATGGAAATAGTTAATCAGCTGAGAAACGCACAGAATCCATTGGATTTACTTGAGACGATGTCTAAAAACAATCCTAACCTTCAAAATGCTGTAAAAGCATTAAAGGAATCAGGTGGAAATCCTGAACAAGCCGTAATGTCACTTTTAGTTCAAAATAGGGGAGGAATGGACTTAAAAGCATTACAGAACATGTATTACGGCAAGTAAAGTTATATTTTAGTTATGTATTTCCTGGCCAGGGATTCATATACAAATAAACTAAAAAAGTATAAAGGAGGAAATTTGATATGGAAGGTTTATCAAATTCAGATGTAGCACTCTTGAGCAGAAACGGTAACGGCATGTTTGGTGGTGACGCAGGATTCTTCTGGATCTTTGCTTTACTTATCCTTGCTGGTGGTGGATTCAACGGTGGCTTAGGCGCTAATGGCAACAACATAGCTTCCGAGATTGCAGCTAGCAATAATGCCCAGACATCTCTACTTAACCAGCAGAGTATCCTTTTAAGCTCAGAGCGTAACAATTATGAGACAGCTAGAGTTATTACTCAGCAGACAGAAGCTCTCATGAATCAGAACAACGCAAATCTTATCAATGCTATCCAGGGCTTTAATCAGCTCAGCCAGCAGGTTGCGAACCAGACTAGTGTCCTCGGTTCTAAACTTGACCAGCTTGGATTCCAGATGGAGAACTGTTGTTGCTCTATCAAGACACTTATTAAGGATAATCAGATCGCAGATCTTCAGAATCAGCTTAACCAGGCTAACAACCTTGCTGTTAATGCTCAGCAGTCACAGTATCTGCTTTCACAGCTCGGTAAGTTTGTTCCTACAACTGCTGCAGCTGCAGGCTGATGAGTAGGTGATTCTTATGACAAAGATCAAGAATGATATAGAGGATCTTAAAGAAGAAATTAATGGCGCTAAATGCTATGCAGAAAAAGCGTTAGAGTACAAGGTACAGAACAATTCTACAAGATACTCAAAGTTCAAGACTATGGCTGAACAGGAGTTGGAACATGCCAACAATTTACATGTGTTCATCGTCGAGGATATTGAGGCACTCAAGAAAGTGTTCCCTCAGGTTCCTGAGAAGATGATGGAAGAGTGGGAGAAAGCTCACAAGTATTATGTAGAGAAAGTAGCATGGATTAGACAAATGTTAGCTATGTAAAAAGTAAATATTGTTGTGTGGGGGCTCACTTAATTTATATTTGGTGAGCTCTCACATTTTACAAGTTCTTTTAATTTTTCTTTTCCAAAAAATTCCCGGGGTGAAAATTTGTAAAAACAATCGCAAAATTTACAAGCCTCTTTATGAAAGGAGGTTAATTATATGGAAATTTTATTAGGCATTATTATTGGTTATTTATTAACTAGCCATCATTATAAAACTATTTTATTAGATAGAGACAACTTAATAAAAACATTAACCGAAAATTTAAAATACTTTATTAATAAAAATAAGGAGAATTAATTATGAAACAAACAATTATTGGAACAGTATTGTGGTCTTATATTATGGCGGTATTTTTTATGATAGGATTTTTATGGTTATTTAACGATGCATCAAACGGAATGACATGCATTGAAATGGCCTTAAATTATATTCTTATAATATACGCTATGTACGAAACTAGTCCACATGCTAAAGGAGAGAGGTTCTAACAAGGACTTCTCTTTTTCTCTTAGTTATATTTCGCAAAATTTACAAGCCTCTTTATGAACGGATGGTCCGTTACTACATTTTTAAAGGAGAATTAATTATGATGGGTTTTAGAGAAATAAGAGAAATCAAAGATGAGAAGAAAGAAGAACATAATGAATACTTATTAATTAAACCAGAAAAGGAATTAACTAAAAATGAGATTAAGGATGAAATAGCAATGATATTTCAAGAATTGAGATAGTCCTAACAAGGACTTCTCTTTCTTTCGCAAAAATTACAAAGCGTATAATGAGGGAAGGTCCCTTGAAATTATATTTTTAAAAGGAGAAAATTAATATGAAAAAGAACAATTTTAACAGAAACACAGACAGAGTATTTAGCAATCCAAGAGCAAATAGTGAGTTAGAAACATCACTCGAAATACTTCAGTTTTCGGCTGATTGCTACAATGAAGGTTGTAGAGAAGGCTATAAGATTGGAGTAAAACGAGGTATAATCACTACAGTATTATGCTTATGTTTGTATGGAGGTTTAATGGCTTCTTTTAAGAAGGATAAGAAGAAAGAAGAAAAGGAGAAGGAGTCCTAACAAGGACTTCTCTCTTTTAGAAAGGAGATTAATATGTATTATATTCTTTTTATTTTAGGATTTTTATTAGGTATTGTTATTATGAAATTAATGAGAAATGACAATCCTATAGGCACAATAGTAGTCAGCAACGAAAACGGTAAGTACGAAATGTATATGGCATTAAAAGACGAAAACACCATGAAATTACCAAATGGTACATATTGTATTAAATTAAAACATGTTTCGCAGAAATAGCAACTTATATAATGAGTATATGTATACTCACTTTAACTTTGAAAGGAGAACAAAATGAACGAAGAAAAAGAGAAAAATTGTAATGAGCTTTTAATGGAAAGGATTAAAGAAACATTAATAAGTCTCAAAACTTGTCCGCCAACTATCACAAAAGAGGTTAAGGACGAAAATGGTAAAGTTAAAAGTGTAAGTGTAAGTAATCCAGAATACAAAACATTGGTAGAAACGGCTGAAACACTATATACATTATATTTAACTGAAGCCAACACAGATCTCGAATATGAAAAAGCTAGAAAAGAAAGTGAAAAGATGGAACGAGATATTGAGTTAACTTCAGAGAAAAATAACAATGATAAATTAGCAGCTGAAAAAGATACCAAGTACAGATTGTATGGCAATGTATTATTGGCAGCTTCACCATTATTAGTATCTATACTAGGTAATATTTGTTATGGTATATGGCAAAAGAGAGGATACAAGTTTGAAGAGACTGGTACAGTAACTAGTCCATGGCTCAAAGGTCTCATAAATAAAATGATACCTTCTAAAAAGTAAAGTTAACGAGAATTGAGACAGCAAAGTCTCTTTTCTCTTAGTTATATTTCGCAAAAATTACAAAGGGTATAATGAGGGAAGGTCCCTCAGATAATGTTCAAAGAAAGAAGAGGAAAGAAAAATGGATAAAAAAATTCTTAATTATTCAGCGGCAGCTTTAATCATTTCATCATCAATAGGAATGTTAATGATTGTAAAGAAAGCTATGAAATTATGTAAATAAGGAGAAAGAAGAATGAACATTAAAATTATTAAATCAATAGCGAATGTTTTAACTATTGTATCAGCGTTAACTTCACTCGGAGCAGGAATGGTCAACAATAAACTTGAAGAAAAATTGATAAAGAAGGCCGCTGAAGAAGCAGTTAAAACAGCAATGAAGTCCTAACAAGGGCTTCTAGCTTTTTAGAAAGGAGACATATGAAATACCAAGATTTCAGAAGAGAATCATTTCTTATAATGTTGGATTGGTATATTGATAATTGTAAAAAACCTTCAGAAAAAGACAAGCGATCAATATTTTGGAATCGTTCAGTAATTATATTTGGTGCTAAACGTTGCAGGGATTTTGTTAAAAGCAGAATTGCATTTGAAGATCCTGAAGAAAGCATGGAATTATTTGCAACCAAAATGGATGATTACGCTTGTAGGGCTAAAACTATGGGATTATCACAAATGTATTCAACTATTAGAGATGTTGCTCTTGATATGATAGTATATTGTGTAGGTGGAGAGGAGGTATGGAATCTACATGAAAGTAATGAACAAAGTTATATTTACAGCTAAGAAACATAGTCCAGAAATATTGACAGGAATTGGTATTGCTGGAATGATTACTGGTACCATATTAGCTGTAAAAACAACTCCAAAGGCTCTTGATATTATAGCTGATATTAAGAACACTACGGACGAAAATGATAAGAAGGAAACAGCAAAACGTATAACAAAGCGTGTTTTTCCTTGTTATATTCCAGCTGTTGTTGCTTCTTTAGGTGGTGCAACGTGTATAATTGCATCTACAAAGGTATCTCTTAGAAGAAATGCAGCATTGGCAGCAGCGTATACAATGGCTGAAGATTCTTTGATAAGGTATCAGAATAAAGTAACAGAGTTATTTGGCGAGAAAAAAGCTAAACAGGTTGAACAATCTATAGCTGAAGATCGTTTAAAAGAGAATCCTATATCAAAGGAAAACGAGTTATATTTTGCTTCTCAGGAAGGAATGTGGGTATATGAACCAATTTCCAAGATTTATTTTAAAGTAGGCGTTAATAAGCTTGATGCATATTTAAACAATATTAACTTTAGATTAAATCAGGAGCGATATTTAAGTTTAAATGAGATATGGGATGAACTTGAGATAACTTCTTTAATTAAGAAATTAGGCTTAGATGAAACAATTGGAAATCAACTGGGTTATAACGTTGATTGGGGATTGATGTCTTTTGGTTCATGTTATGGCGCTAAGGACGATAACATTCCATGCAGAATTATCGATTACGGACGTAATATACCAAGATCAGGTTATAAAGATACTTGGTAATTCGCAAAATTTACAAAGTGTATAATGAGGGAAGGTCCCTCAGAATTATATTTTTAAAAGGAGAAAAAATTATGCAGAACGAAACAATGGATGTAGCAGCAGAGGCTATGGTAACAGACGAGGTTGTATCACAGGTTAGTGAACCTTCAGTATTAAAGACAATCGGTAAGATTGGCATTGCTGGAGTAATCATTGGCGGTGCAGCAATACTTATTGTACGTCGTATCAAAAAGAAGAAGGCAGCAGCTAATGCTACAGCAGTGGAAACACAGGACGATTTTCGTGAAGTAGACGATCCTGAAGACGAAAATTAATTCGTATAAAGAGAAGCATCTTTAATCAAGGTGTTTTCTCTTTTGTCTTTTGAAAGGAGGACGTGATGATGAAAAAATTATATTCTTATGATGGACCAGTAATGTTATTTGATAAATTAATTGCTGATCATTGGAAAGGACAAACTGTTGCGTCCTCTGAAAAAGACGCAAAAAATAATCTTGCTTATCAGTTTAAAATGCAGACTAATCGAACTGCTAATACTAAAATAAGTTTACCTGGTAAGTTAACATAGTTATATTTTAGAAAGGAGTGTCGGAATGGAAGAATACGTTTCGAATAATCCGTTGAAAGGTAAAAACAATAATAAAGAAAAAAAGCAACCTGTTACACCGATAGCAACGGTAAAAAGAAAAAAGAAAAGTGAAATTTCAAAGTTTTCTCAGACGTTTATATCGGATGACGCTAAGAACGTTAAATCTTATGTAGTGGATGAGGTACTAGTTCCTTCTGTAAAGAAAGCCATTGCTGATATTGTATCAAACGGTATCAATATGATATTATATGGTGAAACCAGAAGAACTTCTGGAGATAATAGAGTTGGTATAAGACCATCATATAGATCATATTATGATGACTATCGAAGAGAAAGTAGACCTAGTACTTATGTACGTCCATACGTGTATGATGATTTAACATTCCAGGACGAAAGATCAGCGGTTGATGTTCTCGATGCAATGCGTGATATTTTACATATGCAGGGAACAGTCAGTGTTGCAGAGATGTATGATCAGTGTAAAGACGAAAAAGGAAATCCTATATTATCTAATTATACAGATAATAAATACGGATGGACTGATTTACGTTCTGCCTATGCAGAGCAGAAAAGTAATGGTGATTGGATATTAAGATTACCAAAGGCTTTACCATTAACTAATTAAGTTATATTTTGAAAGGAGAAAAAATTATGTTTAAGTCAAAGAAGAAAAATAGTAAGAGGAACCATCGTAAGCCAGATTTCAGAAGTTTCATTTGGTATGCTGAATGGAGAAGAAGACAGCGTGAGAACATGCTTGCTATAAGAAAAGACAAGGCAGCAACACATTAAGGAGGTTATATTTATGTCAGATAGGATTTCTACAAATGAAGCTATTACTGTAGGAGAAAAAATAGGTAAAATGTTAGCAATTGGGGAAAATATACCTCAGTATTGTGAGGACACAGTAAAAGAAAAACCAGATAAACCAGATATGGTCAATCATCCACCACATTATGAACGTGAAGGTGCTATGGAATGTATTGATGAGATGATGGCTATATATGGACCGAAGGCTGTTGCAGCATTCTGTATATGCAATGCATGGAAATACAGATACCGTGCGGCTGATAAAAATGGTGCAGAAGATATTAAGAAGTCTGATTGGTATATGCATAAGTATCAGGAGATTTGTAATACTTACCACATAACCGGTGCAGATATTATAAGATAAGGAGAAAGAGAAATGAAATTCAAAGAAACAATATTAAAGACAAAGAACAAAGTTATATTTGGCGCTAAGAAGCATAGTCCAGAGATTCTTATAGGTGCGGGAGTTGTTGGCACAGTTACAGCTATTATATTTGCATGTAAGTCAACATTAAAATTAGATGAGATCATTGATGAGAGAGATCAGCTTGTTGAGAATATTCACGGTGCAAGACTTATGAAACCGGATGAGTACAGTGAGGATGATATGAAGAAGGATCTCACAATAACTCACACAAAGGCTGCTGTTAAGATTGTAAAGTTATATTCTCTTCCTATTGCTATTGAAGCAGTGTCTATAGCAAGTATTTTATGTGGTTCACATATTATTAAGAAGCGTTTCTTAGCAATGTCAGCAGCATACTCATTAACACAGGAATCTTTTATTAATTATAGAAAGAGAGTAGCTGAAAAGTACGGAGAGGACGTTGACAAAGAGCTTCTTTATGGATTAAAGAAGGAAGAAGTAACTATTGAAGAGGTTGATAAGGACGGTAATGTTAAAGAAAAGAAAACTAAAGCAATGGTTACAGAAGGCATTGAAGGTTTCTCTCCTTATGCAGTGTATTTTGATCCAAAATCTTGTCCTGAATGCACAGGTGATGACGATATGGATAAAAATACTGTTGAAATGTATATGTCAGCATTCCAGGATCTCTTAGATGTTGATAAGTCAGTTACACTTAGAGATGTGTATAAGTCTATGAAACTTAAGACAACTGAGTGGCAGGATAAGGCAGCTCTCGTTGTTGGATGGCATAAAGACTCCGAGAACGATAGAATTATATTCTCTATGTTCAAGGTTTATGTTAAGGATGAGAATGGTAAGGCTGTTCCTAAGTGGGTTATTGACTTCAATGTTGAAGGTTCCATTTACGACAAAATGTTAAAGGAGGATAGATAACATGAACAAGGTAGTTATATTTACTATTGGTTTAACTATAGGCGGAGTTGCAGGTTATTTCTATGGTAAGAAGAAGTTCAAGTCAGATTTTGATAGGTCTGATAATAATGTTGCTGGAGAGGCTCCTGATGATTACTATGAATCAGAAGAAGAAGTAAATACTAAGGCAGCTGAAGAGGCAGAAGCTAATAGAGACAAGCCTGATATTATGCAGTATGCAAAAGCATTAGCTTCTATAAGAAAGAATTCAGGCGACAAGTACTTTGAAGATACTCGCAATTATAGTTATATTTCGCCAGATGATTTTGGTGATGACAGTGAGTACGATACTGAAACATGGTATTACATGTCAGATGGTATTCTTGTAGATAGTCAGCATAAACTTGTTGATAATTTCGTTGAAAAGGTTGGTAACTTTACTACTCACTTTGAAGATGATCAGGTATGCATCAAGAACGATAAGTTAAAGATGTACATTGAGATTCTTAGAGATAATGAGTCATACGAGGAATGGATACAGGAACACCCATCTATGCCAATAATTGATGATGGAGATGATGAGGATGCTGAAGAATAAATACGAAGATTGGATGTATGAAATGGCTATTGGTGATAATGACCGTAGTTATATTTCATTGATACAAAAACTTAATAGTCGAGAGTTCTATTCCATAATTATTATGGACGATAATAGAGCTCAGGATGGTTATGATCTTCGTTATATTTTTGCATCTGAAAATAATATACCAGAACCAGTCGTTGCTTCTGAAATAGATATTGATCCAGTATCTGTTTTGGAAGTGATGTTGGCTATGGCATATAGATGTTTCACACAAATACTTGATAGTTCATCTGGAGACAATCTAATTCCAGTTATATTTATGGACATGATTGAATCATTAGGTCTAAAGGACATGGATGATTACAACTATGATGAATTTAAAGTTGACAAGGCTATTGATATTTTGATTGAAAGACAATACAATCCAAATGGGTCTGGAGGTTTATTCACTGTTGATAATCCTTTAAAAGACATGCGAGATGTTGAATTATGGATGCAATGCATGTGGTATATAAACCAAAAATTTGGATGCGAATAGGAGGATATTATTATGCTTGATTTCTTAATGATATCAACAAGAAGCAAACAGCGTGGAGTTGTTGAAATATATCCGAAATTTATTATAAAGAAAAGTTCAGATCTTATGATAAGGGGAGGAGATTTTTATGCCATATGGTTAGAAGATAAGGGATCTTGGTCCACTGAGGAACAGGACGCCATACAAGCCATAGATCGTGAACTTGATAAATTCGCTGAAGAGAATAAACACAAATTTGATAGTCTTACAAAAGTGTTACATTTATGGGATGCTGAATCTGGCATGATTGATAATTGGCATAAGTATTGTCAGAAACAAATGAGAGACAACTTTCATATGCTTGATGAGAAGTTAGTTTTTATGAATGATATTTGTAATAAGAAAGATTATTCATCTAAACGTTTAAACTATTCTTTAGAGAAAGGTACTTATGATGCATATGATAAGTTGATTTCTACATTATATTCCGAAGATGAACGACACAAAATAGAATGGGCAATAGGTTCTATAATAACAGGCGATAGTAAGAAACTTCAGAAGTTCATGGTACTATACGGTGATCCAGGTTCAGGTAAAGGTACCATATTAGACATTATATTAAGTTTGTTTGATGGGTATTGTGCTACTTTTGATGCTAAGGCATTAGGACAGTCTAGCAATTCATTTGCACTTGAACCATTTAAAGCTAATCCATTGGTTGCTATACAACACGATGGTAATCTGTCTAAAATTGAAGATAACACAAGACTTAATTCATTAGTATCTCATGAAATAATGACTGTTAATGAGAAATTTAAATCTGCATACTCAAATAAGTTCAAAGCGTTCTTATTTGTTGGAACTAATAATCCTGTAAAGATTACTGATGCTAAATCAGGTCTATTGAGACGTCTTATTGATGTTTCACCATCAGGTAACAAGATTCCTCAAAACGAGTATAAAAGATTAGTTAAGTCTATATCATTTGAATTGGGAGCTATTGCTTATCATTGCCGAGAAGTATATTTAGACAATCCAGGAGCTTATGATGATTATATTCCATTAAACATGATGGGTGCGTCAAACGACTTCTACAACTTTGTTCTGGATAGTTACTTTATATTTAAGAGCGAAGACGGAATAACATTAAAACGTGCGTATGATATGTATAAGACTTATTGTGAAGATGCTAAAGTTCCTTATCCTTTATCTAGAATGATATTTAAAGAAGAACTTAAAAACTACTTTAAAAATTATAAAGATAGAGAAACATTGGAAGACGGTACGAGAGTAAGATCATATTACATGGGATTTCGTGCTGATAAATTTATGAATGAGGAATCGAAACCGAAAAAGCAAGATAAGAAAGATTCATTAATTGAATTTAAAATACAAAAGAGTTACTTTGACGACTTCTGTAAAGATTGTCTTGCTCAATACGCTACGGACGGAGAGACACCATCATACAAATGGGAAAATGTTACAACAACATTGAAGGGATTGTCTACTGATAAGTTACATTATGTGAAGGTTCCTGAAAATCATATTGTTATTGACTTTGATATTCCCGATGAAGATGGTAATAAAAGCTTTGAGAAGAATCTTGAGGCAGCTTCTAAATGGCCTGCGACTTATGCTGAATTAAGCAAGTCTGGCGAGGGTATACATCTACATTATATTTACAATGGAGATGCTAGTAAATTGAGTCGCATATATGATGACCATATAGAAGTTAAAGTGTTTACTGGTAAAAGTAGTTTAAGAAGAAAGCTTACTAAATGTAATGATCTTCCAATAGCTACCATATCTTCTGGGCTTAAATTGAAAGGAGAAAAAATGATTGATATTCAATCAATAAAAAGTGTCAGGTCTTTAAGACAGCTTATTGAGAGAAATCTTAATAAAGAAATACACGCCGGCACCAAACCTAGTATTGACTTTATATATAAAATACTAGAAGATGCTTACAACGGCGGTATGAGTTATGATGTTAGAGACATGCAGAATAGTGTATATATGTTTGCAGCTCATAGTACTCATCATAAAGATTACTGTATGAAGTTAGTAGATGACATGAAGTTTTGTTCCGAAGATGTCATAAATGCTATATTTGAGGATGAAAGTAAACCTATTGTATTTTATGATATTGAGGTGTTCCCTAATCTTTTGTTAGTTAATTACAAATTGAAAGGTAAGGAACATATAACAAGATTGATAAATCCATCGTCAGAAGAACTCGAAAAGATGCTTAAGTATCGTTTGATTGGATTTAACTGTCGAAGATACGATAATCATATTATCTACGCACGAATACAGGGTTATAATAATGAACAGTGTTATAAGTTATCGAAAAGAATAATTTCTCAGGATAAGGAAGCATTCTTTCAAGAAGCTTATAATCTTTCATACACTGATATTTACGACTTTGCTTCTGCTGGTAATAAGAAATCACTAAAGAAGTTAGAGATTGAAATGGGTATTCACCATCAGGAATTAGGTTTAGATTGGGACAAGCCAGTACCTGAGGAGTTGTGGCCTAAAGTATCTGCATATTGTGATAACGATGTAATAGCTACTGAGAAGGCTTTTGATTATTTGGAAGCTGATTGGACTGCTAGACAGATACTATCTGATCTTGCTGGTATGAGTGTAAATGATACAACTAATACTCTTACTACAAGAATTATATTTAAGAACAATAGAAAGCCACAGAATGAATTCTATTACAGAGATTTATCTAAACCAGTAAAGGAATTGGATAGTGATATTCTTAAATTCTTAAAAGAGGCATGTCCAGACATGATGTCTACTAAGCATGGTGATGGTTCATTACTTCCATATTTTCCAGGTTATACTTTTGATCCTAAGACTAGAACAAGTATTTATAAAGGTGAAGAAGTTGGAGAAGGAGGTTATGTATATTCTGAGCCAGGCATGTATGGTAATGTGGCATTGCTTGATGTAGCTTCAATGCATCCACATAGTACAATTGCAGAATGTCATTTCGGTGTTAAGTATACTTCTGCTTATCGTGATATTGTTGAAGGTAGAGTTTCAATAAAACACGAAGCTTGGGATGTTGTAGATAGTATGCTTGATGGTAAATTAAGACCTTATATTCAAAAGGTAAAAGATGGTGTTATGTCATCTAAGAAATTGGCCGATGCATTAAAGACAGCTATTAATGCTGTATATGGTTTAACATCAGCAACATTCTCTAATCCATTCAAAGATCCTAGAAATCTTGATAATATTGTGGCTAAGCGTGGAGCATTATTCATGATAGATCTTAAGTATGAGGTACAGAAGAGAGGATTTACTGTAGCTCATATCAAGACAGATTCAATCAAGATACCTGATGCTACACCAGAAATTATAACCTTTGTTATGGAATTTGGTAAGAAGTATGGTTATACATTTGAACACGAGGCAACTTATGATAGAATGTGCCTTGTAAACAACGCTGTATATATTGCTAAGTATAAGAGCGCTGATGAATGTAAGAAAATGTATGGTTATATTCCTGGCGATAATTCTAAGAAGGAAAACAAATGGACAGCTACAGGAACAGAGTTTGCGGTATCTTATGTATTTAAGAAACTGTTCTCTAAAGAAGACATTGTATTTGAGGATTTATGTGAAACATTCTCAGTGTCTAAGGGTGATTTATATTTAGACATGAATGAGGATTTGGTTGATGTTACATTGTTGGAGAAGCAGCTTTCCAAATTAGAGAAAGATTTCAAAGCCGGAAAAATCCCGGAGGAAGAATTCCTTGAAACAAAGGCAAATTTGGAGACTGATATTTCTAGAGGACATCAGTTACAATTCATTGGACGTGTTGGACAGTTTACGCCTATTAATAAAGGTTACGGTGGCGGTGTATTATATCGTGTTGTTGATGGTAAATGCTACGCTGCTACAGGAAGTTCAGGTTATAGATGGTTGGAATCTGAAAATGTTAAGGAAAAACTTAGCAAAGTCATAGACAATGCCGTTGATAAATCTTACTATGAAAAATTAGTAACAGAAGCAATCGAGCATATCTCTAAGTACGGTGATTTCGATTGGTTTGTATCTGACGAACCTTATATTAGTAAATGGAGTCCTAATGTGCCTAAAGACATTGATGATGAAGTACCATTCATTGAAGATGAAAAAATAGCTTAAAGGAGAAATAAAGATGGAAAGACAGAAAAAAGAAAAGGTATTTGTAGAAAATACAAAATTTATATTTGAAACAAATTTTAGTGGTGATCCAGAAAGGGATAATTATGGTTCTACTGCTAGAAGAGCAAACATTATTATATCTCAGGAATTAGCTGATAAATTGAGCGATGAAGGTTTCAATGTTAAAGCTACAAAGCCTAGAGAAGGTGAAGAGGAAGGTTTCATTCCTAAATATTTTGTTAAGGTTCAGGCTAACTATGATAGTGATTGGCCTCCTAAGATTTATTTAGTACCTGACAATGAGGCTCCAATAGAACTCGATGAAAACACTATTGGAAGAATTGATAAGGTTTATGTTACAAATGTAAATTGTGTACTTAATCCTTATTATAGTCAGCGTAACAACACATGGTCATTATATATTCAGACTATGTATGTGGAATTCTCTGAAGCGGATGATCCATTTGCAGCCAGATATAGAAGACCAGAAGCAGCTAATTAAATATTGTATTGATAGAGGGGTATGAAGTTATATTCTGCCCCTCTAATTATTTGAGGTGATTTAAATGAATAGAAATAGTAAAGTAGCAATTATATATGTAAACAGAACACAAATGTATCAGGGCAAAGTTATTGATATTTCATCAACAATACAAAGATTCCCTAATATTACAGCAGCCGAGATATATTTTAGTGTTTTTAAAGATGAAATAGTTGATATAGACAGTAATACATTAAGTATGAATGTGTTTGTTATAGAGTCTGAAACTGTATCTAGACTATCAACAGGTGCAGGTAAGAAAAAAGTATTATATTCTTATAGAATGGAGGAAAAATAATGGCTACATTACGTTGCGATTTTTGTCATGAGATAATGCATCCAGACAATCTTAATGAAGGATTATTTAAATCTAAAGCTTATAACGGTAAGTATATTAGAGTTAGACTATGTAATAAGTGCAAAGAAAAAGCTACGACAGGCAGATATAAAGACCGTTATGATTTTAATATTAAATTACCAAAGGAGGGTAAATAAATGAGTTGGATTGGAATACTTATAGGATGGTTTTGTATTATGTATTGGATTGCTTACATATGTTATAAATTTGGTAGGCAGTCAGCTCTTAAAGACTGGTTAGGAACTATAAACACTACTGCAAAGCTTAAGAAAGAGAAAGCTATTAATGACCAGCTACGCGATTTCATGACATTCTATAATGATACTGATATGGTAAGCGCAAAGTGTATTAAAGAGATTTTAAAAGGTAAATGGTAATTGTAAGGAGGGATAAATGGATATTAAAAAACTTTCAATTGAAGAGGAAGAAGAAATAGTTGAGAACTATTGTAAAACAAGGAATATGGTTCTTATAACCGTAGAAGCTTTAGGACAAATAATTGAAGAATCTACATTAAATGGTTATAAAATAGGTATTAAAGTCGAAAAATAACGCTAAATATTTGTTATATTTTGGAGGTAAGTAAATGCCACTAGAACTGATGAAGGAGATCTACGAGAGTAATGAAGACTTTCGTATCTACGTAGATAAGGAGTATAAACTTAGAAGCTACGACAATCCTGCAATAACTATTGATGATATTTTACAGTTTAAGATTGTCCAGGATGTAGCTAAGTATTATGAAGAAGAAAAGGAGAGTAGGGAATGACAAAAGATCAAGCAATGATACACACCTTGATGAAAGAAAATGATGAGCTTAAACTTGAAATCGGAAGATTGCGTGAAATGCTATCTCGTCATAAGTGGATTCCTGTTACTGAAGATTTACCAAAAGAAAGAAAAGCATATCTTATTTCAATTATTAAAACTGATAGCGGTTTTCAACTTGTTCCAAGAGTTGCAGAATATGTTGGTATTGTGCCGGGTGCCATAGCAAATTATATTGGTAAAGGAAAAAATAAATGGAAAATACTTGATGACGGTGGCCTAGCATCATCAGATTATCGAGATTTATTAGAATGTGTAGCATGGCGTGAGTTGCCGGAACCATATAAGGAAGAAGGAGAGTGATATACATGAGTGAAGGGTGGATTCCTGTTACAGAAAGATTGCCTAAACCAGGCGAGTATATTTTAGATAAACCAAAATATTATCTTGTTCAGGATGAATTCGGAGATATGATGGTTGCAAGATATACTTATAGTGAATATTGGATACAAATAGATCGAATAAAAGGTATTGCAAATAAAATTGTAGCATGGCGTGAGTTGCCTGAACAGTATAAACCACCAAAGCAAAATTTAGCATTTGCTGATAAAAGTGGTTTGGAGTATGCAGATATGCCAACAGTATAGGAGGTAAAAAATGACAAAACAAGTATGTGATATTTGTGGGAAAGAAGTAGCAACTACGGCGTTCACAGATTTATTTAACAATATGAATCTTAAAATTACGACTCGTGGAAGAATATGGGATATATGTCCTAAATGCAGAGAAAGCTTTAATGAATGGATGAAAAAACGCAAAGCAGAAAGTGAGGAATAAAAATGAAAGTAAATATATGCGGAATACCGCACAAAGTAATTGAGTGCGAGGACAACTTTAATGTTGATACCCACTTTGGACAAATAGACCATAAGGCTTGTGAGATAAGAATTAACAAGGATTTGACGCAGGAAGCAAAAGAAGAAACTATATGCCACGAAATGGTGCATGGGATATTGTTACATCTTGGATATAACGATTATTCAAATGATGAACAGTTGGTGCAGGCGTTAGGAAATGCGATATATCAAAGTTTTGAAATTAAGGCAGAAAGTGAGGAAAAGAATAATGGATGATGAAAATTTACAGAAAACATTTGAGGCTATGATGTTCACGCTATCAACATTTCAGAAAGGCTTCAATACTATATACGAAGAAAATATAGATAAAGAAGATATGACTATGACAGACATTATAAAACTCACAGATGTATGGTGGAGAGGTGTCACAGACATGATGGCAAAGTTAGGAGGAGGAAACAAATAATGAGTGAAGAAATTAAAAGAGGACCAGGACGTCCAAAGAAGACAGAAGTTATATTTGATGACACACAGTCATTATCAACTGAATCATTATTGCCAGTAGAAGTTTCTAATGCTTTACATGGCAGAAGCTCAGAACTTATCAAGATAATAGAAGAAATGAAGGACAGGAAAGCTATTCTTGATAAAGAGTTAGAGGCTGCCCAGCACGAACTCCAGGTTATTCAGAGTTATATTTTAGAGCATGAGGTGAAAGAAGATGGATGCTAAAGAGTACTTAAAACAATACGGAAAAGAATACGAACCTAATGTCATATACATACTTGATGAAACTCCTGGTAGATACGGTCATATTCTGGATAGAAGAGCCTTAGAAGGAATTTCTAAAGCATACAAAAGACAGCAGAAGCTACGTAAGATTAAGAACTGGTTTGTTATATTTGTCGTGGCAGCAGTCTTTATACTTTTCTGTTATGGTGTATTTGGTTTGATTGTTGATGTTTTACCTCAGATAGTTAAGTAAAGGAGAGTTATATTTATGAAGAGAATTAAAACATTAGTATGTATGTTACTTATTTGTGTTATTTGTTTCACAGGCTGCAATGCAGATGTAATAGACACAACTTATGACTATGATTATGCTTATATTTTCAAGCCAGACGGGAGTGTCTTGGTTGAAGGTAAAGTTAAGTCATGGAGAGATTATGATGATAGCGATATGATACAGGTTAAGATAGATGGTAAGACATATTATACTTCATCTGTCAATTGTGTTCTTATTGCTAAGTAAAGGAGAGTTATTAAATGATTACACTCATAATTTCATTATTGGTTAATGTTATATTTTTCAGGATTAACCTATCAGACTTAGACATAAACGTACAGGCTTTATACATCTTAGCTTGTACTATTATGGATTTATATTTGCTGTCAGGAGGTAAAAGTAATGGAAAGTAAAACCACATGTGCTACTTGTCCTCGTTATCATATTGATGAAGTTGATCCACTACGTGGTACATGTGAAGTATCAAAGCGAAAACTCATTGATGGTGATAGAGAAGTAATAACAGGAAAAGACATAAATATTTGGAATGCTCTTAGGTCAGCTGATAGATTACTTGGAACTGATAATCTTAAGAATTACGTTCTTTGTGATTTTCACGATTTAACAGACGAACAATGGGAAGCGTTTAGGAGGAATTATGGAACCAAACAATAATATTGATGATGAATTAGTAGAAGCATTTCAGCGTTGGACAGCAGAACGTGATACAAAAAAGAGACAATCTGAATTGCTATATTTTGTAACTTGTATGGTTATGGGTACACTTATATTTGTATTAGGAACTTTTATTGGTTATAGTTTTCACAAACCTGAGGTTGTAGAAAAAACAAAGTATGAGTATGTTGAGGTGCCTGTAAGCGAGAACAAAGTGGAAAAGATATATTATCATGACACTATTTACGTTCATAAAGAACCAGAGTATCTGATAGACTTTACTAGCGAAGATATTGATCTTATGGCTAAAGTAGTGTGGTCTGAAGCTGGTAGCGATTATGTTTCTTATGAATGTAAGCTTGCTGTAGCAGAGACTATAGTCAATAGAGTATTAGATGACGATTTCCCTGATAATGTTGAGGATGTTATATTTCAGGATAACGCTTATTACATAATGGATAAACCTACGCCTAATGCTGAGTGCTATAGAGCGGTTTACAGTGCTTTGCAGCAACGTGAGTATCCTAGTACATTGTTATATTTTAGAACAGATCATTATCACGACTACGGATACCCATACATCGATATAGATAATGTATATTTTTCAACAAAGAATGAGGTGGACAAATGAGAGATGTATTTGATGTGAGACATATAAAACCTGATGATAAGGATTATCCTGTAATAGGATTAAAGGAAAAATACGACATATTTACAATTGATGATATGTATTGTGTTCCTTTGTTTCAGATTATTGACCATTTACCAGTTGATGATAAACCAGAGTGGTTAGACACTGAGAAATGGAAAGAACTATTAGCTAAGAAGCAGGGCCCAGATCTTGATCCTGATACAGAGTACACAAAAATGGCTCAGGATTTTAAAAAGAAATGGGAAGAAGCTAATAATAGGGCTTTTGAAGAACTTAGAAAAGACGCTGAGGATATTATTAAGGCTAAGGAACTGATATTTGCTATAAAAGAAGGTGATACTTATATTCTTCATAGTGAAGACGGCAATGATTATGTTATAAGGATATTTAACATTAATGAATGCCGCGAACCTAACATGAAGTATGCTATTGATTGGTTTCTTAATGATGTACGTCTTAATAATGATGTTAACTTTGTTGGTGATGAATTCTTTATTAAGAACATCAATAAATTAGAAAAAACGGAGGTAAAGCGTTGAAAAAGATATATTACGTAAAAGAGATAATACAGTCTAAGCAAATAAGCTCTATCGAAAATGATGGACCATATTACGACACAGTATTGGATGTCGATGTAATAGTTTGTGGACATAGATGGAGTAAACGTGAGATAATAAGGAAAAGATTCAATAAAATTAAGTGGGATGAACTTGTCGAGAAAAGGTATTTTTCCATCGAGGACAACGAAGAACCTTTACCTGAAGAAATAGAGAATTCTATAAGAATTATTGAAGAGTTTAGTCCAATTTGTACTAAAGAAGAGTTAAAGAAACTGATTTTATATTCTGCCGCTTTAATCAATGAGCGAAAAGCGTATGATTCTAAAATAGCTGATTTAAGAAAAAGATATAATATTGGTTGTATTGAACAGTTATATCCTAATAAGGAGGTAAAAAATAATGGATAACAAAGAATTTAATGTTTTAAAATTGGATATGCTTTTTAAGATATTTGGTATTAGAGTTACGGATCATGAAGAAAATACAATAGTGTATGATCCTCCACGTACCTTTGGTTGTTATGCTTTCTCACAGTATCGAAAAGATATTGAAATAACTATATTAAAAAAGAGGGAAGAATGGTTTCACCCAACACCATATGACATGAATGAAATATTTGAAGAAGTTGTTCATATATTAGAGAATGTGGATAACCATGATATGTTTTATATTTCTTCCGAAAGATGGGCAACTCTTGACAATCGACGTGCCTTTGCACGAACATTGGAGCGACGCGCTAATGAATTCTTAAAGGAATGTAGATATTTACCTGATTTTGGTAAGTTTACAATCGAGGAGTATAGTGGTGAATTCGATTGTGCACATCGTATAAGAATCTGTATGAAAAATGATAGAGCCTTACAGTATACAATGAATAATAAAGAATTAGGACAAGGGTATTACGGAAGACTCGTTTTCGTTCTATTGAGATTATTCGAAGATGCACTTAAAGTCCAGGAAGAAATAGATAAAGAAAAACAGGAAAAAGGAGAAAAAAATATTGAAAAAGAAGAAAAAGATAGGCTGCTGATGATACGTATATTAAACCCAACTCATTATTCTAATATGTTTGGATTAGTAGGAAGAATTGTATTTGAAGTTTTACCAAACATCAACTTAGATGATAAAGCATGTGTTACTTCAAAAACTTTATTAAACTCTCTAATAAACACAATACAATCAAATGAACTTGTCCCTGATATAGACATCATGGCTCTGGAACGTAACATTAATACTGAGTTTAAACGATACTATAACCGTTTTAAAAGTTGTTGGATAGAGACTAACAGTTTCACTGGTAATTATCTTCTTAATGTTCGTTTTCAGGGTTTAAGTTTCAATAGGTCAATCGACAGTGATTTGTTATATTCTCAAATTATATACATCTTAGAAGAACTTGTTTTTAGAGCGAACGAAATGGAAGCAACGGCGGAAATGAAAGCAAAAATTCAGTTAGACAGTAATGCTTGTGTTGTTATGCACCGTGGCAAAGGCTATGGCAAATCACTAGCACAGCTTAAGATGATTGATGATTTACTTAAGAATGGCGTTTCTAAGATTCAAATAGCGCCTGGAAAGAAGTTAGAGAACTTACATAATGATATGCTTGATACTCTTCGCTATTTGTATGATTCTAGTTTTATGAAAGATTGTACGACTGCAATGGCACAGTATTGTAAAGCTGATGCAGATGCTATAATGAGATTTTATCTGGCAATGAAAGAAAACAACAAGCAAGTTGTTCTTGAGCAGCTTGAAGAAATGGATGATCCGCTTGTACCAATGAAGCAATTTGAAAGCTTAATAACAGGCAGCCCAAATGGCGAAGCAGAAATATTAATTGATGTAAATAAGGAGGACAAAACAATGATGATACCAGTTATTAGAAGACCACAGATTAAGAAAGTTATATTCAGCGATCCAGCTACAATTGTGTTCTGGGAAGATGGAACAAAGACAGTAGTTAAGTGCGAGGAAGGTGAAAAGTTTGATCCTGAGAAGGGTGTAGCTATAGCTTTAGCTAAGAAAGTCCTATATTCTAAGGATTATTCTAGACTCATATCTTCCAGCGAAACTGTTAAGAAGATTGCTGCTAAGAAAAAAGCAGAAGATAAGAAGAAAGCTCCAGCGAAAAAGAAGCCAATGCCTAAGCTTCCAGTAAATGCTAATGTAACAAAAACTTCCACAGTTAAGAAGACAACAAAAAGGACTAAATAATGGAAAGTAAAGAAGAATTTTTAAGATATTCTCAACACGAAGCAGTAAATAAAATGCATAATGGTTGTATTTTATGTGGAGGTGTTGGTAGTGGAAAATCTAGAACTTCTTTAGCTTACTATTATATTCAGCAGGGTGGTGTTATAGAGGATAGAATCAAAACTAAAATGAAAATAAAAAAGCCTCTTTATATTATCACCACTGCCAGAAAGAGAGACACATTGGAGTGGGACATTGAGCTCGCTCCTTTTGGTCTTTCTAAACATCGTAACAGTTTTGCTCCTGTTGTTGTTGACTCATGGAATAATATTCATAAGTATAAAGATGTAAAAGATTCTTTCTTTATATTTGATGAACAGAGAGTTGTTGGTAAAGGCGAATGGGTAAAATCATTCATAAGTATATCAAAGCGTAATGACTGGATATTATTGTCGGCTACTCCTGGAGATACGTGGACAGACTATATTCCAGTGTTTATAGCTAATGGATTTTATAAGAGTCGTAAGGAATTCAATAATGAACATATAGTGTATTCTAGGTATACTAAGTTTCCTAAAATAGAAAAATATTTAAATACTGGACGCTTAGTACGACTTAGAAACTCATTACTTGTTAATATTGATCTTGAACGACACACTGTATCACATCACCAAGATATTTGGGTTTCTTATGATCAAATACTGTATAAATCTGTAGTTAAAGACAGATGGAACATATTTGAGGATAAGCCTATAGAGAATGCTTCAGAATATTGTTCCGTATTGAGGCATATTGTTAATTCTGATAGTTCTAGACAGGAAGCAGTCTTAGACCTTATGCAGAAAAATCCAAAAGCTATCATATTCTATAATTATGATTATGAACTGGATATTCTTAAGAATCTTTGTGAAACTGTAAAAAATTATGATGATAATGATGAATTCGAATATGCGGAATGGAATGGTCATAAGCACCAACCAATACCAGAAAGTAAGTTATGGATATATTTAGTTCAGTACAATGCAGGATGCGAAGGATGGAATTGTATCAAAACAGACACTATCATATTCTATAGTCAAAACTACAGTTATCGTATAATGGAACAAGCTAGAGGACGTATAGACAGAATGAACACACCATTCAAAGATTTATATTACTATCATCTTAAATCACACGCTAGTATAGATTTAATGATATCTAGAGCATTAAACAACAAGAAAAAATTCAATGAAGGAGGATTTTATAAGAATGGACGGGCTTAACATGAAAGAGGTATATTTTGATCAGTATTGTAAGGATTGTGCAAATGTCACAAAATCTGAAGAGGAAGATATTTGTAATGAATGTCTAACAGAATGTGCAAGACCAAATTCTCACAAGCCAATCAACTTTACACCTAAAAATCCGCAGAGTTAACATTCTCTATAATGGAGAGCTATGTTAGTTCTTTATATTTTTGTGTGATTGAAAGGAGAATGAAAAACATGAAAATTAGTAACTTATTTAGCAGAGGAATTAAGACAATGAGAGGAGCACTTAGTGAGAATTCTCAAACAATCTTGATAATTACCTCAATAACTGGAAGTTTAGGTGCATGCATATTGACAGCACGAGCAACTTTCAAGGCAGCTGATAAGATTAAGGACGAAGAATTACGGTTAGGACGTCCACTGACAAAAGAAGAAAAAGTGGCTATCTGTTGGAAGTATTACATTCCGGCAGCAGCTAGTTGGGGTATTTCTTCTGGTTCAGCAATAGCTGGAGTAACTATAGCTAACAGAAAGAGTGCAGCATTGGCAGCAGCTCTAGACGTAGCTAATCAGGCAGCTAATGAAAAGACTGAAGACAAAGATATTTCAGAAACAAAACATACGACTACTAAGAAAGCTGGTAGAGTTTCTGATAACACTGGATATTCCGAAGTGTACGAGTTTGTAGAACCTACATTTTCAAAACACTTCCGAGCAAGTCTAGTACAACTATCAGACGGTGAACGTGATTTCTTAGCCAATTCATCAGATTCAAGATTATTTGACAGTACTAGTTCTTATGGAACTTTAGCTGAATTGATGAGTTGTATTGGTATAGAAGAGGAAGATATTCCTGAAGAAGCTGATAAGTATCAGTTCTTTGATATACCGTATATTGATTTTGGAGAGGCTTATGTTAAAGATGGTCATGTGGCTATCGAACTTAAGTACAACACAAAACCAGAGTATGTACCTAACTAAGTACGTAATTAATAAGATATTTGAGAGGCATCTTTTACAGGTGCTTCTCTTTTTGAATTTAGAAAGAAGAGGAAGAAGAAATGGTATTAAAGTTAAAAAGCACATATATAAAATCTACAGTAAGCTACATAATTAAAAAAATAATAAAGAAGAAAGGATATTCTACAGATGTCTCTATAGAGAACTTTGAAGTCTCTACGGACGGTGATGGTAAGACATATGTAGTAAAAATGGAAGCCGAATTACGAGTTCCTAGGGAAGATATTTCTAAATTTGCGAGCGAAAAGTTCGGTAAATGAAGAAAAATTCTGACCATTTTTAATGTAAAAAATTGGCCATTGACCATTTTATTTTTGGGTTTTGTAATTTATTTGCTATAAAAAATGTAATTTTGACCATTTTTTTGGCCATTTGACCATTTTTAAAATACCTTTTTGGCCAGCAAGAATGCAGTATTTATGCGGGTTTCGGGACTTTTTGGCCAAAAACCCACTTTTTTTTTATTTTTAATGTGAAAAAAATATTAATATATAATAAATATTAAAAAATTTTTGGGCTTTTGACCACAAAAGATATTTCCGCAAACTTTACAAGTCCTTTTATGAGGAGAGAAGTAAACGGCTCTTATGCCATTTGCTTTTGCTTTTTAAATTTTTGGGTATAATTATTGATAAGAAGAAAGGACAAAACAATGAAAGAATCAGAATTTCAAAGTAAACTAATAAAAGATTTGAAAAAGATATTCGTTGGTTGTATAGTTACTAAACTAGATGCGAACCACATACAAGGAATACCAGATCTTTTAATTTTATGGGGAGACAAGTGGGCGACTTTAGAATGTAAAAAAAGTATAAAAGCTTCTCATAGACCTAATCAAAATTTCTATGTTAAGAAAATGAATGAAATGTCTTTTTCTAGATTTATTTGTCCTGAAAACAGAGAGGAGGTTTTAAATGATCTTCAACGAGCATTTAAACTTAAGAGGTAAACATGCAATATTTGGAGCAAGCAAGAATGCATGGCTAAGATATCCTCAGGAGAAAATGATTGACTCAGTACGAAACAGTTATAGAAATTCTATTGGTACTGAGATTCATGAATTTGCAGCATCACAAATAGTATTAGGTCACAAACAATCTAGTATTAAACAAATAAAGGATTCAATAGAAACTTTTATTTATGTGAAGTACTTTGATGAAGACTATCAAGATATTTCTGATTATGCAAAAAAGATCTTAAAGCATTTGACAGATTTATCCAGGGAATCGTTCGAAACTATAAAAGACTATATCAATGACAGTATAGCTTTTCGTATGAAAGTAGAACAGCCACTTGTGTATTCTGAATACTTTTTTGGTACAGCAGATTCCATATCGTTTAAGGATAATGTACTTAGAATACATGATTTGAAAACAGGTATTGGTTCAGTTCATATAGAACAATTGATGATATATGCAGCTTATTTCTGTTTGGAATACAAAATCAAACCAGCAGACATTATGATAGAATTAAGGATATATCAGAATGGTGAAGTATTATGCCATACACCAGAATTGGACGAAATTGTTCCTATAATGGAAAAGATAATTTCTGACAATAAGTTACTTTCACAATACAATTAAACTTTAATTGGGAGAAAATGTCATGAAAGATATTTTAAACGAAATAATTGGTAGTGCTATGACTGCTAATGAAAACAAAATTGAACACATTGGTATGCCTAGAAGATCAGGAAGATATCCTTATGGATCTGGTAAGAATCCTTTTCAGCATGCTGGAGATTTCTTGTCTCGTGTAGAAGAGATGAGAAAATCTAATTATGAGTATGTTGATCCTGAAACAGGAAAAAGATATTCTGGTGATACTGCTATTGCTAAATCAATGCAATTGACGACAACACAATTTCGTACTCAGTATACTTTAGCTAGGAATGAAGAAAGAGCCTACCTATATGCAAGAGCTAAGTCTCTACAGGAAGATGGACTCAATCCAACAGAGATAGCTAAAGTCATGGGTTATGCTAATGAGTCTTCAGTTAGAAACTTATTAGATGCAGGTAAAGCTGCTAAAATGTATCAGTCAGAAGAAGTTGCTAACTACCTAAAAGATATTGTTGACACTAAAGGTATGGTTGATGTAGGCGCTGGTGTTGAAAGAGAAATAGGTAATGGTATTTCAAAAGAAAAAATGAGAGAAGCATTATACATTCTCGAAATGCAGGGTTATCCTACTTATGGTGTCGGAATGCCTCAGGCAACTAATAAAGGTCAGCAGACTAATATTCAGGTTCTTTGTCCTCCTGGTACTGAACATAAAGATGCTTATGATTTCGGTAAAATCAATTCGGTCAAAGACTATGAAAAGATAATTGTACAGGATTCGGAAGGAAATGATACAGTTAGAAAATCATTTGAGTATCCAGCTTCACTAGATTCAAAAAGACTTATGATTAAGTATGCTGAAGAAGGTGGAATCAATAAAGACGGTGTAATTGAATTAAGAAGAAATTGTAAAGACTTGGATTTAGGAGAATCAAACTATGCTCAGGTTAGAATAATGGTTGATGGAACACATTACTTAAAAGGTATGGCTTTATACGCTGACGATTTACCTGATGGTATAGATGTTAGATTTAACACTAATAAAAAGTTAGGAACACCACAAAATGAGGTTCTTAAAAAGATTAAGGAAGATCCTGACAATCCATTTGGTTCATTAATTAAAGAAAGAGGCGGTCAATATTACTATGATGATCCAGATGGAAAATACACTGATCCTATAACAGGTAAAAAACAATCTTTAGGTTTAATAAATAAAAGAGCTGAAGAAGGAGATTGGGGTGAATGGGCAGATAAATTACCAGCTCAATTCCTATCTAAGCAAAATAAAGATTTAGCTGTTAGACAATTAAACTTGGCTAAAGCTGACAAGCAGGATGAATTTAATGACATATGCACATTGAATAATCCTACCATAAAAAGATATTTGTTAAACGATTTTGCTGAAGATTGTGATTCAGCTTCTGTGCACTTACATGCAGCTGCTTTACCTAGACAGAAGTATCAGGTTATTCTACCATTAACTTCTATAAAGGATGATGAGATCTATGCACCAAATTATAGAGATGGTGAAAAAGTAGCATTAGTTAGATTTCCTCATGAAGGTACATATCAGATTCCTATTCTGAAAGTTAATAATAAACTAAAAGAAGGAAGAGATATTATTGGTAAGAATGCGTTAGATGCAGTTGGTATAAATGCAAAAAATGCTGAAAAATTATCAGGAGCTGATTTTGATGGTGATACAGTTATGGTAATTCCTACTGGTGGACGTATAAAGATATCTAACAGAAATCCGTTAAAAGGACTTGAAGATTTCGACAGTAAAGTTGAATATGGTTGCGATGAACATAAAAAAGGAGAAGATGGAAAAGAGCACTATTTTAGAAACGGTAAAGAATACAAATTAATGAGTAAAGAACAAACTCAGATTCAAATGGGAATAATTTCTAATTTGGTTACCGATATGACATTAAAAGGTGCTACTGAAAATGAAATGGCTGCAGCTACAAGACATGCTATGGTTGTAATAGATGCAGAGAAACATCATTTAGATTATCAGCAATCATACAAAGATAATAATATTGCTTCTTTAAAAAGAAAGTATCAAGGACATATTGATGAAGAAACTGGTCAATATAGAGAAGGTGCTGCAACATTAATATCTAGAGCTAAGTCTCAAGTAGATGTTGTAAAAAGAAAAGGTTCACCTAAGATTGCAGAAGATGGTTCTTTAATTTGGAAAGAAGATCCTAATGCAGAATATGTGGTTTACAAGAAGACACCAATGAAGGATAGCAATGGAAAAGATATTTTGGATAAAAAAGGCAATCCTAAAATGGTCACTATGTATGATGAAAATCACAAGCCAATTCCTGAATTAAATAAAGATGGAAGTGTTAAAACAAAAATTAGAAAACAAAAATCTACACAAATGGCGGAAACAAAAGATGCGTATACATTGGTTTCTGATTACAATACACAAATGGAATTGGTTTATGCTGACTATGCAAACAAGATGAAATCTTTAGCTAATCAGGCAAGAAAAGAAATGAAGTCTACTGGTAACTTAAAGTATGATCCCCATGCAAAAGATATTTTCAAGGAACAAGTTGAATCATTGGATGCTAAACTTTCCGCAGCACAAAAGAATGCCCCACGTGAAAGAAAAGCCCAGGCTATTACAAATAGTATTATGGCTGAGAAAAAGAAAATGTATGACATGGACAAGAAAGAAGAAGGAAAGTTATCACAAAAGATATTATCTGAATCACGTAAAAAAGTAGGTGCTAAACGCCAACCAATAGTGATTGATGACAAAGAATGGGAAGCAATACAAGCAGGCGCAATTTCTGATAACAAACTTTCACAAATGTTGAAGTACTGTGACAAAGACAGATTGAGAAGCTTAGCAACACCAAGACAAACAACAACTTTGTCAGCTGCTAAAATTTCTAAGATTCAGGCAATGAAGAATAGTAATTATACAAATGCTGAAATTGCAGAGTCTATGAAGCTTCCAGTTTCTACAATTAGTTACTATTTGAAAGGAGAACAAAATGGTTAATGAAATGGAAAATTCTTTAATAGGAAGTGCCATTACTACAGTAGACAATCCATTTGATCCTTTTGAAGAGTTTGACAAATGGTTTCAGTTTGATAATGAAAAAGGATACGGCACTCTTAGTTATTTGGCTAGAGTTGCTAATATTAATGATGAAATGTCAGATGTTGAAGCAGCTAAAGCTACAGAGTTTGCTATTGATGAAATTATTAAATACGATTTTTTAAATCTTTATAAGAAAGTAAAGAAAGAAATCCAAACGCAAACTTTATGTGAAGAATAATTTTTTTTGTTAATAAGAATGAAAAAGTTTTGAGAATAAGTAACTGAAAGTTTTTGATAAAATAAAATTTATTAATAATTTTTTAGTAAAACTTATTCTCTCTCATTCTTATTTAATAATTGGAACTAAATAAAAAGTAAATGAATAATAAAAATAATAAAAACAAAAAGTATTTTAAAAAAATTTTGAAAAATTACCCTCCCCCCGGGGGTCTTTGAAAAACACACCCCCTCCCAAAAT